CCCGGCGATGAGGCATGGGACGGCGAAGATCCCGGTACCTTCATCCAGGTTGCCGGGCGCGAGGGCGAGCGGACTACCCGCCGGGTGGTGCTGGCGATGGGCAACCGTCCGTAACCCATTATTCGATGGACACGAACTGGTAAAATGTATACATAGCGAAGCCCCCGCGACGGGCAAACGTCCGGGGGAATGGCACCACAAGGAGTGATCTCGTGGCACGTCCTAATTCTATCTGCAGCCTTTGTCAGACCCCGTTCTACGCCTCCCCCATCCGCATCACCTCCGGTGAAGCTCTGCACTGTAGCCGGGCGTGCCGTAACGCCGCGATGAAGAAGCCACCCACCATCTGCGCGGAGTGCGGTCTGGCATTCAGTAGCCGGCACGCGAACCCCCGGTACTGTTCGCTGTTGTGTACCAACCGGGCGCGGCGACGGAATCGTCCCCTCATTCCGTTCGAGCAGCGATTCTGGTCCAAGGTGAACCAGGCGGGACCGATCCCTCCTCACCGGCCGGAGCTCGGCCGGTGCTGGGTCTGGACCATCTCTCTCAGCATGGGTTACGGCTACATCGAGGCAGAAGACCGGAAGATCGGGTCGCACGTCGCGTCCTGGCGGCTCCACGTCGGTTTGGTCCCGAAAGACATGTATGTCCTGCACGCCTGCGACAACCGGGCGTGTGTCAATCCGTCGCATCTCTTCCTCGGTACTCAGCGGGACAACGTCCACGACATGATTTCCAAGGGACGACAAGACTTTACACACCTGCATAACAACCATATAGACTAAACCCAAGCTGCTGCGCGTGCATTCTGCGCTAAGAGCTGGAATCCCGCCGCTAATACGCTATCATATTTATACCCTAAGGTCAGGTTGTAGGTACGGGTGCCAGCATCGCTGCCCGAGATGTCAACGGCGGTCCACTTGCCGGGCAGATCCACCTTGACGAACGTCTTAAGCGCACCCTCGAGAATGTCGTTGTTACCGAACTCCAGGCGCACCAGACGGCCCGCGGTGTCGTCGGTGAACCAGTGGTTGTACTCCGCCAGGGCGGTGGCTGAGGCCGCCTCGAACACCAGATCGGCGGTCACGTCGATCTCACCGAGGGTCGCCTTGTTCATCGCGTTCACGTTGTCCGCGGTGAACTTGCGACCGAGATTGTTGTTGAACGTGACTGACCAGTTAACGAGGGTAGAGGCGATGTTGGTACTACCCGGAGTACCGCCGATGGTCTCCAGATACATCTTGGCTTCCCAACCCTGGTAGAAGTTGGGCGTCCGGTCGGTGGGGGTACCCGCGAGCGCGGTCTGCGTCATCGCCTTGGCGAACAACTCCGCCGACAGCATGTTGTCGCCGCCGGCGCTGCCCTCGATCTGTAGCGTGTTGGCGTAGACGCCACTCATCTGCCACGCGCTGGCGCCGTCGTCCCACTGGAAGGTGCCCGACTCGGGCGCAGTGCTGCCGGGCTTGTACGTGTGGAGCCGCGTGGTGGTGCCGCCGCCAGGGGTAGTCGTGGTGGGCGCCCCGATGGCGATGTTGAAGAGTTCCATGCACTCGGCGGAATCCAGCGGGAGCGACACCGTGCCGGCCGGCATCTGCGCGCCGTTGGTGATCTCCAGCACGTTGTCGCGCCGGCCCACCGCGAAGTGGTGCGAGGTGGAATCGACCGACTGTTTGAAGGAGGAATCAGACGCGTAATAGAGTTTGCGGGTGGCAGTGGCTACGGCGGTCCCATAGGTGGTCTCTTTGGCCGCCTGCCAGACTGAGCGCCAGAGGTGTCCATCTGTCGGCATACTGCTCTGCTCCTGTAAAGCAGAGCGGGGGCCTCGGGTGGCGACGGCTCCTGAATGAGGGCGGGGTCACTCGGGTGAGTGAAACGGCCAGGCTATGCGGTTGGCATCCTTTTGGTCAGTGGCTCATTATCGCACGCGCAATCACGTGCGCTTCGTAATCCCGTACCGGCCCTCGATGCGCCCCACAATCTCGAGCAGCAGCCGGCGGATCAGGAGCCAGAACTCCCGATCAGGATCAGGGCTTGGCATCGGCCGGTTTCTCGCTGCTGGCGGCGGTCGCGGGGCTCATCTCCGCATCGGTTTTGGTGTCGTACAACGGACTCTCCCGCACCAGCTTGCGCTGCTCGGTGTCGAGCGCCTGGTACTCCTCCTCCTCGAGATCCCTGTTCGGCACTCCGTGGTGGTACTCGTCAGGCTTGATGTTCTTACGCTTGGCACGAATGGCCATCTCATCCTCCTCTACGTGTTGGCATACTGCACCACGGTTACGACGATCGGTTGGAGCCGGTACTCCTGCCCCGCGAGAATGCGGTACTCCGGCGAGCTGGCCAACGACAGGTCGAGTGATCCGCTTTTGACCTGGGTGGTCGCCTCTAAAAAGAGGCCCGTGCCGTTCTTCCGCGCCGCGTAGAAATCTGCCACGAAGTCGTCCAGGGCCGCCGCTACCGTCGTCTCCGCGGTGGCCTCCGCTCCCTGGACGCGGTAGCCGATTTCGATGAAGTAATCCGCCTCGCGCTGTAACAGCCCGCTCGCCTTGTCGATGATCCGCTGACCGCTGACTGTCACATAGGCCGACACCCGATTACTGAGCGACTCCGGCACACCGGTTCGCACATCCTGAATCCCCGTCACGCTGCCCAGCATGGTGGCGAGCGCCGTGAGCGGGGCACTCGTGGTGAAACTCAACGGGGCCTCCTCGTCAGGATCGACCGACGTAACGTGCCCGTCACTACCACCACCAACGCTTTTGCCCGCGCTTCCACGTCATAGCCGGAGGCGAGTAGGGCGTCGATCGCCGGCTTGCCGGCCTTGAGCGCCTGACTGATGCGCTGCGGGATCTTCGGCTCTACCTGAGCGAGTGCCCGCGAGAGATAGAACACGCCACCCGCTCGACGTGCCCGCCGTCCGCTGCGATGCCGTCCGGTCTCGATGCCGTATGAATATGCGACCGAGCTGCCGACAACCACGGATTTCCCATCGGCAGACTCGGCCGTGTTCTCCAGCTTGTGCAGGTAGCGCTGCGCTTCCTTCAGCCCGACCACGTGTACGCCCGCCATCAGTCGGCCCGCACGAGGTCGATACGCTTCTGGATCACGCCGCCGAACAGACGGATCACGCCATCGGTGCCATGCACACAGTTCCAGCGCAGCCCTCCAGAGAGGATCTGCGCGCCATCGGGGATCGTGGTCGCGGGGTCATAGTGGAGATTGCGGATAGCACCCAGCTCCGCCCGGTCCAATCCCGTAGCCGCCGGCTGTCGCCCCACATGGAACAGGCGACAGCGCACCCCAGAAGCCGCCAGCACGGTAAACGCCCCAGTGCTAGGGTCTTCCGTGTAGACGGACAGGGTTTCGTCGAGCCCGATGGTCACGCGATCACCACCCGCCTCGATCCAATCAATCGGATCACCTCGTCAGGAATATCCCCGACCGCTCCATCCGCGAACTTGACCGACAGCTCACCGCCCACGCCGAACTGCTCGACGCCCGCAGGCACGCCCGCCACGCTCGACTGCATCCAGTGCGCGACCAGTAGCGTGGTAGCGCGCTTGATGCGGCCAGGCACCGTGATAGCCGGCGTGTAGTCCACGAGCACCTCACCGTAGCGGTAGAGCGCCAGGCGAAGCTCACCAGTGGTCAGGCTGATAACGTCGTAATCGCTGCCACTGGTCAAGGTCACCAGTGGCTCCCCCACGGCGCCATAGGTCTGACGGATGCGCTGGATGCTGGCCATCGGCGCCTTCCGCAGATATACGGTCGGCCCCTCGATCCGGTGCCGCTCGCCCGTGATGGCCGTCGACGCCTCGAACGTGCGCCCGGCGTAGTGGTCAATCCAGTCCTGGGCGCTGACAATGTAGTCCGTAGCCTGGGTCGTTTGGGCTCCTGAAAAGGTCACGCCCATCTCGGTGGCCACGTCGGAAGCCACACAGTACGCCATATCAGGAGCACCGCCGTATGTAGCTGGGGATGCAATACGGCCGCGTCACGCTCGGAGTGGCCGTCACCGTGGCGGTCTGCGTGGGAGTGCTGGTAGCGGTAACGGTCGGGGTCCGGGTGCTGGTGGCCGTCCCGGTCGCCGTGTGCGTGGCCGTGGCGATCGGGGTCGTCGTCAAGGTCGGGGTCAACGTGGCCAGCGGCGTGGGTGTCCCGAAGACGAAATCGCGGTGTGCGCGGCCTTCAACACTTAGGCTGCCGTCCGATGCGAACAACCAGGCCGCGTGCCCGTTCTGGTCACAGGCTTGGCGGACGTTTCCGAAGTAGAGCGCCATCGTCACCCCGAGGCTGGCAAAGGTCTGGAGCCCGGCGAGCGTGTAGTGGTAGCGGTCCGCTTCACTCTGCCCGGCCGGCGTGCACGTCGGGTCAAACTGCTCCGCCCAGTGCGACCATTCAGTCACGGCGATGCCCCACCCGTGCGCACTGGCGTAGGCGGCTGCCATCTGCGTCTGACTGGCGAGCTGCGGCTCGGTCGAGGGCAAGTCATACGAGGACTGCGGGTAGAAGTGGAAGTTGAGGTCGTGCATAAACGGGAGCGTGCCGTACTGCTGCTGATGGACCGTCAGGAACCGCTGGTACGCCTGTTGCCCCGTCACGATGTCCGGCGCGCAACAGTAGGCGGTCCAGCCGATCACCGATGGGCCCAGGATGCGGGCGGTCGGATCAGCCGAGCGGATGGCATTCACCTGTCCCGCGTACCACTGCGAAAACAGCACCGCGTCGGCGTCGGTGGTCAGCCCGCCATCCTGCCAGCGGGAATTGGCCTCGTTCGACAGAAGCCACGCGAGCCCCTTGGTCTGCATAGCAGCCACCTGCGCCTGCGTCACCGAGCGCCACGGGTAGCGCAGCAGGCGCACGCGGTTGGGCTCGCCATTCGCGGTCGGCTCCGAGGTGTACTGCTGATAGACCGTGCCGCCGTAGGACGCTAGCTCTTGTGCGGGAGACTGGCCAGGAGCCACGACGTTATGGCCGATGAGCATGGTCCCCGCCTGCACAGTCAGCATGGAAATCGCCCACAGGGCCAACATGGCGCACGGAGCGAGCAGGTAGCGCATCAGCCCCGCCCCAGCAGCACGCACAGCACGGCCAGCCCCAGGAATGCCAGGGCGGCCAGTCGCTCGCGTGCAGCGCGTGTTCGCATTGGTTACTTGCCTGCCCGATCACGCATCATGCGCACACACTCACGGAAGGCTTCGACGATGGCGTCTTCGTCTCCCTCAAAGCCAGCGTCGTCCACTCCCCAGGACAAACGGCCTACGACCTCGCCATCTCGATAAGCCGTAAAGGAGTGAGAGCCGATCGCAGCTCGTGTTTGGTAACCGCGTGCTTCGTCGGGAGCGGCTACGTGAAAATGCGTCTCACTAGCCCCTTCCGTCCCAGTCCCCACACCCGCTCGAATTACCAGCGTCGGCGGGCCTGCCATCGGGATCAGATCAGGATCTACTGCAAATCGCATCGCTACTCCCTCTCGCATCGGTTACTCGGCTCCCACTTCCACTGGCAGCACGTGGTGGCCATTGTTGATGGGATTGACCACCTCCCGCATCCCGTATCCATACCCGTGCGGCTCGTTCTCTGGCTGCGATTCCTCGACCGTCTCGATCAGTTCCGGCGTCACCCCGTAGACCTTGCGGCCGTCGAGGCGGAGCTGCGTGCCGGGGGCAATGCCCATGTCCGACAGCAGCAGCTCGATCTCGTGCAGCGCCTCGTCGCGTTGCTTGACGCGGTATTCCAGCGCGGCCGCTTCGGCGTTGGTCATCTCGTGTAGAAGTTGCTCGTCCACGCGTACTCCTTACGTCTGTGAGAAGAGGCCCAGGTTTTGCAGCGCCGTGATGACCGCATCGGTAGATGAGCCAGTCGCCACTGTTTGACGAGCCACCGCCGCGACCCCGTAGAAGCCGATGCCGATAGCCGTGGCGACCGCCTGCACGCGCATCCCCTCGGTCTGCGTCTGTGCGCCATTGCCGCTAGCTACCTGAATCGGCGCGTTGAGGATGAGCGGAACGGTTGCGCCCGTACCCGTTCCTGCGCCTGGCTGGAGCGTCCCACTCGCGCCCGCCACGTTGGTGTCCGTGCCGGAGCGGCTGGACTCCCCGATGGTGAGGGTGTTGGCGATGGGAGAAGCGGAGTTGGCGGCGCCGATGCGGAGGGATGCCGCGCCCACGCGGCCGAGGGTGATATCACTAGCTCCCTGCCACGTAGATGCAAACCCTATCTGAGTAACGTTTACATGATCGGTAATGCGAATACCGTTATTGCCCCCAGTAACAATATCAAGAATATTCAACCCAGCTTGACTTATAATAACACTCGTAGTAGTACCTAAATATAAAGTATTTGTGACCAGCAATGGTGACGCTGACGTATTCAACGTTGACGTTAGCGTCAGCCGCGTGGCGTAGGTCTGCGTCGTGCTGCCACTGGCCACGGCCGTCGCGGTCTGGAGGATCAGGCTGCTGCCCGTCGCGTTGCCAGTGCCCAGCCCCGAGCGGATGGTGCCACTCGCCCCCGCCACGTTCGTATCAGTACCCGGACGGCTCGCCTCGCCAAGGGTGAGCGTCTGCGCGATCGGCGTGGCGCTGGGCGCGGCTCCCAGGCGCAGCGAGGCGGCGGCCAGGCGGGCGAGGGTTACGTCCTGGTTGGCGGTGTCCAGCACAAGGGAGTCAAATTTGCCCGCGCCGGCGTAGATGCCGGTGAAACCAATAGAAACCGGAGCTTGTAAAGTCACGGTGCCCCCTCAGCGCAAGTACATGGTGACGACACCCTGCTTGGCGTTACCCGCATTCGTGATACTGAGGCTCAGCACGCTATCAACGAACACCGTACTGCCGTAGGTGTTCGATCCGACTACGGTCTGGATCACGGGCACGAATTGCTCCGAGCTCGTGGTGTCGCGGTCGGCCCCCGTTCCACCCAGCACGTCTACCCCGTCCGCATCGGTAATCACGACATCGTAGTTATCGGTCGGCGCCGTAGCCCCTGGGTTCGTCACCACCCGCAGGATCTCGCCGGTTATCCGCCCCGTATCGGTGCCACTGACATTCCCGGACGCGTCGGAGGTCCAGGTCCAGACAACACGTTGCATTCCCGCCGGTCGGTCATAGGTGATGGCGACGGTGCCAGCCATTTACCGGCCCTTGTTTGCGGGCGGCTGACGGATCGCCTTGTCATCCTTGGGCGGCTCAGCCTTGCTCTCGGCCTCCTCCTCGAGGGGGTCCGGCTCCGGAGGGGGCGAGTCCTCCGGAGCCGGTTCGACCACGGGAGAGGGGGCCGATTGCGGATCGAGCAGGCCGTATTTCTCAGCCAGCTCGAGGGGGATCTCACCGTTCTCCCCGCACAGCACGAAGGCGGCTTCGGTCGAGGATTCCGGCACGAGCTTGGATTTGTCGAAGTTGACGTACAGCCGCTCTGGAGAGCGGTACATGCCCGGACTTGGCATCCCACTGTCCTCCCGAATGATCGCCATGCTTTAGGTCACGCTGCCGATGACGGTGTAGCTGGGCGCCGCCGCCGTGCCAGTGTTGACGTAGTTTTTGCCATTCGCCGTATCCACCACCAGCGTCCCCGCCGGCGCTCCGATGAACGCCGCGGTCACGCCCGGCGTGGTCTCTGCGATGCTCAGGGTGGCGGTGCCGGTCAGCGCGTTGGTGTCGACCGTGACCAGCGGCTGCGCCCGCTTAGCGAGATTGGCGCCGCTGAAGGTCAGGAGGAAGTTCCCGACCCCCGCCGTCAGGGTGCTGTCCGACGCCACGATACCGACCTTGCCGACGTTCTTGAGGCCCTGCGTGCCCGGCGTGGTGCGAGCCACCGAGATGTCAGCGCCGGTCCGGTTGTCGACCACCTCGAGCGCGAGCTGTGGCCCGAACGCCGCGAAGGTGACGGTCAGCGTACCCACGCCTGCCGTCATGGTCCCTACAGCCGTCACAACGCCGCTAGTGCCGATGTTGCTGAGGGCCTCGAGCGCGGTATCCACGTTGTCGCGCAACGTGTTGTTCGTCGCTGACCACGTGATAGCGGCAGTCCGCTGGCCGGCCAGGCGCAGACGGAACGTGCCCGAGGGGGTGGCCGCAAACGTGATCGTCTGCACCTCGGCCGTACCCTGGAGCGCGTTGTTGACGTTGGCCAGCAACGTGGCGTTCGTGGCGGACCACGCGATGTCACCGGTCACATGCCCTTCGTAGGCGAGCTTGAACGTGCCGCCGGTGGCGTCGATGGTGGCGGTCTGGACTTCATCGGTGCCGGCCCCCGGCGCCCCGCTCATGCGGTAGGCCCTGGTAGTGGCGCCCTCAATCGTAGGCAATTTGGACTCCCTTCTAGTGGCTACTAATGATCGTCAATAACCACTAAATCGAGGTAACTGTGCAAAATGCACTCGGACGATAGCAGGCAAGCGCCAAACGAGACTCAGCCATGATTTTTACTCTGTTATAGAGGAAATCAGAGCCGTCCTCGGTGGCCACCGTGATGTTGATGCCCTCACGTCGGAAGACTTCTGCCTGGGTGCTGAACGCCCCGACTAGCGCCGTGTTCTCGGTCATGGCCGTGGTGACCCGCACCGGCAGTCCCCAAATGCGATCCGGTCCCTCGTCGGAGGGGTTGCCCCAAATGTAGATGCCGTCGAGGGTCCGCAGGAGCTTGAGGTCGGTCCAGTCATTCGGATTAAACACGACCCCCGACGGCTCGCTGAACCCGCTACCGGCCGAGCCACGCACCTTCTGCATGGCCTTGTACACGGCGTCGGGGGTCGGGTCCGCGCCCTTGGCCTGGGTCTGCACACTGCGCGACAGGATGCCGGGGATGTTGGGCGCCACGCCGTCGCCAGAGAGGATCTGCGCCTCTTCAGCCCGCTGCACCATGTAGGCCAGCCGACCCCGCACGGTGCTCTCCACCATCGGGATGTCGTCGAGGGCTTCCTTGGTCATGGGCACCCAGGTAGCAATCTTGCGCACCGTCTCGGTGCGCAGCGTCCACGCCAGCGCGGATTCGGGCTTGAGGGCGGACTCGGCCACCGTGTCAGCCGCGTTGGTCAGGGTGGTCTCCTCGAAGTAGTCGATGGTCGGGCGATCGGTGCTGCCCTGCATCATCAGGTCCATCACCGTGCGGGTCTCGACGCCCATGTCCTGGGTGCCACCCCGGGCCGCCTGGGGGGTCATGGAGCCGATGGTGATGATCGTCTTCCAGCTCACGCCGGGAATCTCGAGGCTGAACGAGCGCAGGCCACCGTCGCGGAACGCCTTGTACTGGCGGTCTTCCTGCAAGAGGCGGCGGAGGTCGCCGGGCTTGAAGGTCTTCGACTCGCTGGCCAGACCAGGATGCAGCATGTTGCCGGCCGGGGTCTGCGCCACGCGGATGGCCCGCTCATTGTCCTGGGCGATGCGGGCCGCGTGGGCCAGGTCGGATTCCTTGGCCGCCAGGTCGTTGATGATGGCATCGCGCCGGCGGATCTCGGCCACCTTGGCGGACGAGTCCATCATGCCGAGCAGAGTTACCTTATCCATGTCGAGGGATTCGCCGGCCTGCTCATAAATGTCGTGCAGATCCTTGCGGCGGGCGTCCAGTTCTTCTCGAACGTCAGTCAGGGAGGTCAAGGGCGTGCTCCTTCTAATGCCACTCCAGCCGAGTGGTTGAGATCCCGGTGCAGCGCGTCGAGGGTCTGGAAGCGGGCGAACATCGCCCGGAGCTCCGCCTGTTGCGCCTTCTCCGGGTCAGGGGTGATGGCCGGCTCGGTGGCGGTGAGCAGGGAGTCGAGCTGGCCTGCCAGTTCGTCCATTTGCTCGCGCAGCGCATGGAGTCGGCGTCGGTTCGCCTCGGACAGCACGCGTCCGGACTTCTGGCGGAGATCCGCTATCTCGCGGGCCCGCTCAGCAACGGCGGAGGAGTCGAGCAGCACGCGCTCGAACTGATCCGCAAAGCGCTCGGTGATGGGTTCGGGGTCATCGTCTTCGGGCTCGGGGTCCGGTTCGGGCTCTGGAGGAGGGGCAACCTTGAAGCCGGGCACGGTCCACAGATTGACGGGCCGCTCGGTATAGGGGTGCGATTTGATGCCGGTTACCTGGGCGAAGGAGTCGGCCGGGATCGCCACCAGCGAGGTCTCGAATACCTCGATCTCTTGCAGCTCCCGGGTCACGCCATCCTTGCCATCGCGGTCGGCCCACTGGTGCGCCAGGTAGCCGATGGACAACCCCATTGACTTGCCCCGCGCAATGCGCTCGGCGGCAATGGTGCGGGCGTTCTGCGCTTCCGGGGTGCTGTGGAAATCAGCCGTGATGTAGAGGCCGGTACGGTCCTGCTTGGCGGACGCTACCGTGCCGATCATGGTCTCCCAGTCATGCGACCAGGCAATAAACCCATTGTCGACAAAGCGGCTCAGATGCTTGGTGTAGGCACCAGGCGCAATGGTGTCACCGTAGGAGTCGACGTTGCCGAAGGTCGAGGCGTATCCGGCCAGGGAGCCGGTACCGTCACCGCTAACCTTCGCTTCGGTGAGCGGCAGGATTTTCCATTCGGGAACGGGCATAGAAATGGCCCCCAAGTGCTGCGACTTGGGGGCCACGATGCAGCGTGGGCACGAGTTACCCGATATGCAATTGAGGGAATAGTACCACAGTTACGGACTAGGCTGGCCTGCGACCGGCTCGCTCTGGTTCCGAGCCTTGCACCGAGGGCACGTAACGCACCACGGACGCGAGGCTTGCTCGATCAGCAAACGTCGGCAACGCCAGCAGCGGACATCGACATCCGTCACCAGCGCCGGCCGCTCCATCTGCGCCACGCCGTCAGCGGTCACTCGGCTGGCTCCCGCTTCGACCATTGCACGCAACCAAACGTCTCATGCGTAGCTAGTCCTGCCATGTACTGCTCACCGTCAAAGCCCATAGCGAGCGTCGTGGGTTCCATCGGACTGAGGCCGTTTAACAAGGCGGGGCCTTTGCCACTCTCCGCCCACGCCATATCACAATGGCCCCAATCAGCCGGGTATCTCTCGACCGGATTCCGCCACCAGCGACAGGTCAAGCACTCGCCTTCATGATTACTCATTCGGCGGCATCCATCTGCGCGTACAGATCCTCGGGCGATTCCTTGACCCAATACCCGAGCGGAGCCCCGAGCATATCAATCGCAGAGCCCCCCTCGTGCGGACGGATCGACACGATAAAGTCGATCCGGAATCGCCCTTCGCTGCCATCCTGAAACGTGGCGCGGATGAAACCGCTCACGCCGTCACCAGTTCCCGGTGCTCGACGTGCCCGTTGTGGCTGGTCGCCTCGCGCCGCCAGAGCATCCGCAAAGGTCGTTCTGCCCCACTGCCCACCATACGCATCTCCCGACGGAACCAACGCCATTCCCGAAGACGATACGCCCACCATCGGAGTAGCCCCTGGTCATCACGATAGACAAGGATGGGCGCTGGTGCTCGCGGACGGTCCGCCCCAAACGGAATCCACTGCGCGACCTTACGAACAGACTCTGTGCGAAACGTCCAACTGGCGGGATCTATATCGGGATACCGATTGCGCAGGTGTTCGCGCATGAGGTCATCCGTCATAGGAGCATTGGTCAAAGTGACCGGCTCGAAGTAAGAGATCGTCACACCCCCACCAACTCTTTCGCCTCGACGTGCCCGTTGTGGCTGGCCGCCTGGATCTGTGAGGCACGGGTCAGGGGGCTTGGGCAGACCCGGCAATTTGGGTGCAGGAGGGTGAGCCCCTTTGCCTCTGCCAGTGGTAAACGCTTCCCGTTGCGGTCAACACAACCCGTGAACGCACCATCCGCCCCATCAGGGTCGATGATCTCGACACCAACAACCACGCCGCTCGCCTCGAACGAGAGCATCGAGGCGTCCACGGTGGCCCGGCCCAATTCGGTACGCGCAATCACCCGAGCACGGGTCTCGCTAAACTGCGTCATCCGCTGCACCCGCACCATGAGCTCGTCCACGCCCTCGCCCAGCGCCTGCCCCTCCTGCAGCGTGTGGGCAATCGCCCGCTGGGTGGTCTCCGTGATGCCGACGATGTTCTGGCCCGCTTGCTGGAGGTAGTCCCGAGTCAAGGGGTCGTCAATCTCGAACGAGGTGCCCAGCACATCCTGCGCCACGTTGTGGGTGCCGTTCAGCGCCTGCTGATACGCCTTGTGGAACAGCGATTCGAGTAACCGCTGCTCCTCGTTCCAGTCGAGCACTTCCTCACCGGCTTTCGTCTCATGGAACGGCGCCGCCTTCAGCGTGCCCCGCAGTCCAGCAATCAAGCGCGATTGCTGCCCGCTGAGATAGTTCGCTACCTGTCGCTCAAAGGGCGATTGCAGGCGCGCGCGCAGACGGTGGATGGCTGGTACATAGTTGGCGGCGTCCTTCGTCTCCAGCGTGCCCCACAGCGCGTCTGAGAATGATTTGGGGATGTCGTCATCCTCAGTGTCCGGCTCGGTGGGGGCAGACTCAGGGGCGACCGGCTCAGGCACCACACCAATCATGTCCGCCGTGGTCGGCGTGACGTTGATCGGCAGATAGTACACATCGCCGTCCGGGCCGATGGTCTCCAGACCCCGCATCTCGAGCGACTGGTTCAGCGTGATCCCGCCCTTGGCCAGCGCATCGTCTACGCGATGCCACAGCGCGTTCTGGTCGTCCTGCAGCGCCCGCACCGTGGAGATGTCGAAGTCGAACACATCGCGCCGGGGGTCCGCGAACTGCGGCATGAGCTGGCGCTGGA